TTACTTTTCACCCTGAGCTTTTTTGCCGGTCAGAATACTATCAAGTTTACTGGCTGCTCTCTCCTGCATAGTCTGGGTTTTGTGGACGTATAAATCAGAAGTGATAGACAGGGTACTATGGCGCGCCAGTTTTGATACGGTGGCCAGATCCTCCCCGTTTTCCAGCAAAAGAGTGCAGAAGGTATGTCTCAGAGCATGGAATGTTGTATCAGGTAGTCCATGCTCCTTTAACAGATCCTTGTACTGGTGATAGATGTAGTCTGGCCGGTATGGGGTTCCATCCTCCCTGCAAAATACCAGGTTATTATCCATGTATGCTTCCCCTAATAACAGCTTATTCTTGGCCTGGTCCTTCTTAACCTGTTTCAATACTTTTACCACTTCATCCGGTAAGGTCACGGTGGCTCTACTGGCTTTAGTCTTAACATCATCCTGGGTATATAGCTCCCGGCCAACCTGTAGCCAGGATTGCCTTATAAATGCTGTCCCAGCTTTCAAATCCACATCGGGCCAGGTTAAAGCTAGTAGCTCCCCGCGTCTTAATCCGGTTCCCAGATTAGTAAATATAACCGGGTATATTTCATGTTCCTTAATGGCATCCAGGAAGAATACAACCTGCTCCCCAGTAAGCGGCTGGATTTCCCTATGATCCAGGGCAGGTAATTCTACTGCTACTATCGGGTTCCACCTAATTAATGCTTCCTTATAAGCCTGGTCTAATGCTCCCCTTAAAACATTATGACAGTTCCTTACTGTCTGCGGTGACAGTCCTGCGGGCTTGTCCTTTACAGTCTGATTATTCTTCTTTTCAATGATCCGTCCGGAATTAGATAATCTATTATAGAATTCTTGTATTTCGTTAGCCTGTAACCGATCCAGGCGCTTCTTCCCGAGTGCCGGCTTAATATGATTCTCGGCCAACTGCTTGTATGAAAACCAGGTGGAGTATTTTACAGTAGGCTTTTTATAAACCTCCAGCCAGCGGTCAATCCACTGCCCCAGGGTTATTTTGTCGTTACTTACTAAACGGTTAATATCTTTTGCTGTCTCCAGTTTACGCTTTTTCTTTAATACCTCCTGCTTAGTTTTACCCGACACTGCTTTCCGGTCTGGCTTGCCAGTTGCCGGGTCAGTAAAACTAACCTGCGCTACCCAGGTCCCATTAGGCCGCTGCCATACACTACCTTCACCGTTCGCCTTTTTTTTCGCCACTGCCTAATTCCTCCTTCCTTCTTTAAGGCCCTACTGTCCAGTTAGTAACACCCACAAAATCTTGCGTAAGTAAAATTTCATATAAATCCCTTGCCCTTCCTTGCTGTAAATAGCGGTAAACCCCTGGAGGGCAGACTATGACTTCATTTTCGTTTCTATCATTTGTATAAACAAGTATCTGGCTTATGTGAAATTTTCGCTCAATGACTTCACTTCGCTCTGTCGGAAACCTTTTTGAAAACCACTCGGCCCGATCTTTATCGGTGGTATAGCTTAAAGCCCAATCCTCTGGCATACCTTTACCGTTTACCCCTCTGTATACAGTTATAAGATTATCTTCGCTTAAAAACTCCTGTAATGTTTCCTTATTCTCTTTTATCCTCAATTCCCGTTGGTGAGCCGTTTCGTTTTCCAGAAAAAGCGTTAGGAAGAAATAAAAATCAGGGAAGTTATAGTGGTAATAAGTATAAATCTCAAGCAGCAATATTTTTAATCGGTGTTCCTGGGGAATATCTTTATATATTTTAGTGAAGTATTTCCAGGCATCCAAAGTACGGCTATTATATAAAACTACAACCGATCCAAAGCGTTTACAGCACTCATCCCAGGTGATCCCTGCCGCCATCTTATTAGCTTTTATTGTCTCTTTAATCAGAATGTTTAATTTTTCTTTACCCGCCATTATTTCTTTATAATCTATTGTTTTAACATTCATTTAGCCTAATTCCTCCTTCCTCATCCTAATAATACCATAAGCCCAGGGGGAAAGATAATCACCCCGGGCCGCCTGGTCAACCTCTACTGTCTTACTATCTCCTCCAGCTTCCCCTTTGCTGCGTGTGTATAGTCGCTAGCAACGTTAATAAAATTAGTTATCCAGTTATATTCAAAAAACCAGCGGGCAGATTGCTTCTCATGGTCGGTTTGGGAGCCGGTCCTGCTCCCCCAGGTCATAGCAGCCCGCGGGTCTGGTTTCTTATAAAATAAGTATTCGCTTTGCCAGTAGTTCAGTATGAAACAGGCTTTTTCCAGCTCCTGGGTAACATTCTCAACAATGCTTTCCAGTTCGACAACCCTATTTTTTAACATCGTTACTCTTAGCTTTTTTATGTTCTCCAAAACCTGCGGCCATGCTCCTATAAGTGCTTTGTCTATAAACTCAGCATCATAATTATTAATGGGTGTATCTTCCGCATAGTAGCCAGCGGCTGCAACTGCTTTTCTAAGCTCTACCTCTGTAACATGGTTTATCTCCATTAACTTTAATAGTTCCCCCATCGACTAAAACCCTCCCTTTGTTAGACTACTCAAAATTGAGCAGTCATGATGTAACTGACTGCGGGAAAGTCCGCAGCGAACCCCTACCTAAATACACTACCTTTTTCACTCATGCACCTTACCCGGTGCGCCATGAATTCTGCCAGCTCCCGGCTATCCCGGTATTTCCGATATGAGCCGGTACAGTCCAGGCAGTATTCCCGGCATAGCACCTTTAGCTTATCCAGCGGCTGCCCAGCCAGGTTGACTATTAGGCCTGTCCTGCCAGCATCACGGTATATCCCCCAAGTGTTCTCTCAATTCTTTGGTTATTTTTTCGCTCTCTTTAAACAACTCATCCGCTTGTCTGTAGCTCTCCGGGCAGCCCCTCATAGTCAAGCACATGGCCTCTTTTAATAGCTTCACTCTGCAAACTCTTAACTCCCAGTCCCGGTCTTTGCTTACCATCACGTCACCCCCCTTTTTGTATATCATTGAATATAATTGTATATTATGTAACAATCTCAGTCAAGCATTTTATTGAACAATATTTAATATTGTGATATATTAGGGCATATAACAGGAAGGGAGGGGCAAAGCATGAAAAAACTATATACGCCACAAGAAATAGCAGACTTATTAAAAGTCGATCTCCGGACTGTTTACCGGTGGATTCGTGAAGGTAAACTTGCAGCATTAAAAGCAGGGTCCCAGTGGAGAATAGAGGAAAGCGCCCTAGAGGGGTTTTTATCACAAAAGGGCTAAACTAACTCCTTCTTAAATGCGTTTTAAGGGGCCTGTAATATGCGGCTAATAGTTTTATACCTGGAGGAAAGAGGGGCAACCCTCTTTTTTTATGTGAGTAGGTCAGAAAGGGAAAAAAGCCCCCGGTACTATCCAGCACCAGGGGCTTAAGTGAAAAAGGAGAACAAAAAGAACAGAATAGCAGACAGCACCTGCACGCCATCCGCACCCCGTTATATATAAACCGGTGAACCACTCCGGCTTATACCAAACTAATTAGATTTAACTGATAGGATTTTAATGGCTTCCGGCAGCACCAGGGCTATGTCAGTTCTGAATATTGCCCTAAATGCGGTGGTATCTTTATAAAAACCTGCGCTATCATTACGCTGGATGTCGATGCTGGCCTTGTCAGCGATATATACGCCTTTCTGGAAGTCTCCAACCATCAGCGCATCAGTTCCAGCTACCAGGGTTCCGGGGAACTCATCAGTAATCAGCAGGGGCCGCCCCAGTAGTGTAACACTCATTGCACTGGTCAGGTCCCTAACCATCAGATACTGCCCGTTACCGTCCTGTAGGCCGCGCAGTACGGTTTCCATAGCGCTATTACATACGAAGGTAGCATTTTTGCGGTACTTCGCAGGTAGCTTGCCCCATAATGCCAATATGTCATCGGTGGCTATAGCGGCCGCTGTGCTGGGTACGCGTTCAATAAGCAGGGCAGGGTCAACCAGGGCCCCATCATCAGCAGTAAGTATTCCCTGCAAATTGGCATCGGTAGCATCACCATTAAGGTATTGTCCTTCCAGCAGCTCCCCGATCTCATCAATAAAATGCTGGGCCAGGTAACCGGCCAGGTCTACACCTTCATCCTGGAGAAGCTCATTAGATACTTCTACCAGGGCTGCAGCTTTCTTAGGGGTCAATACAACCTGGTCAAAAGTCAGGTCATACGGAACAATAGGCGCACCCTCCAGGGTCATAGCTGCACCACTGCCGCCAGTACGCCGGGGATAGGCTGCGCTTTTACCACTAATAGGTGGTAAGATGCGGGCCAGCTGCCGCATAACTACATCAGCGGTTAATCCTTCTATGATTTCCTTAGCAAAGTCAACCGGGGCCAGGGCAGCGCCTTTGGTGGCACTGCTAACAGCCATAGCGCGCAGCTCACCAGTTCTCAGGTAATGATTGAAAGCTGCCCGCTGCTCCATGTTTTCATTACCAGGGATAGCCACGGGTGGTACTCCAGGAGCCTGAGCTTCCAGTCGGTCTATCATTTCGCTGGTGGATCTAACTTCCACCATCTTTTCTTCTGCTTCGTCAACCTTACCGGCTGCTAACAGGGTCCGGGTCTCAGCTTTTAGGGCTTCTAATTTTTCCTTTAATTCCTTTAACATTATAAATACCTCCTATAATAGTTCTAGCTCTATGGCCAGTAATTTTTTCCTTAGTCCAATAGCATCCGCTTTGTACTCCTCCAGGCTCCGGCAGCTTACTTCTGCACTTGGGTAAGCCGGGAAAGCTACAGGGCTAAACTCGTACAAGTCAGATTCAATAATGGTCCGCTTGTAAATGGTTTCCCCGTCCTGGTCAACACTGCTCCATTTGTCATCCTTGACTATCATGCCAAAAGATAACCCGGTAACATCGCCCCGCTGTATAACCTCCCAGGCATCATTCCCCGCCTGGGTGTCGGGCAGGTCCAGCTCAAAACTGAGCCGGTCGTTACTGGATGTTACCCTTAAGGTTTTACTTTTGGTGTTACCCAGTACCTGGGCTATATCGTGTGACCATAAACCAACCACTTCCCTGGTGGCCAGGCTGCCATCAAAACAACCAGGGGCCAGCTCCTCAATAAAGCGATCCCCCCAGCGATCTGTTATTACATCACTCGGGGAATTATAGTCAATATACCCGGCTATGGTCCGCTTACCATCGGCTCCGGTGGCTCGCACCTCCAGGGCCACGGGTAAGGCTCTAATTTCCTTCGCCACTAATCGGTTCCTCCTTTCCCAGTTCTCCCATGTTTAGGGGCCTATAAAGTTTATCCCCGCCATCAACAGCGGGAAGGTTCTCAAGGTTCCTTATTTCGTTTACACTCATAAAACCAGCAGCCAGGGCTATCCGGTAAGCATCAAATCGGCTCTTAAGGTCAGTCCTGAGCAGGTCCCCGGTGGTAAACTCGCAATAAAGGCTACTATGGGTTATTAGTGACCGGTTAATGGCCTGCTCTATTCTGGTCAGCCAGGGCCTTAAGCTATGGGTTAAAAATTCCAGGTTCTGCGCTTCTTGGCTGCTATAGCTCGCTTTTTCCAGGTGGCCTATTAGGGCCGGTGGTACTCCAAATATCCGGGCTATATCCAACACGCTTACCTGTCTAGATTCCAGCCACTGGCTATCCTTATTAGACAGGGCCACGGGCTGGAAGGTCATGCCTTCCTCCAGGACCGCAACCTTCCCGGCATTATCCGGCCCGCTGTATTTTTCCCTCCAGCTGATCCTTAAGGTCTCGGCTGCTTCGGGTCCCAGGTGGCCAGGGTGTTGTAATACTCCCCCCACTGCTGCGCCGTTCTTAAAGAAGGATTGCCCATGCTTAAGCTCGGCAATAGCGCCGCCCAGTGATTCACGGGCCAGGGTGATAGGGCTTACCCCCTTAATGCCATCCAGGGTCATTCCCAGGATGTGCAGCACTTCCCGCGGTGGTAGTACCTGCTGCCCTTTGCTGGTATTCACCCGGTAGGTAATAGCTCCCGTTACCTTATCCTGATCAACAGTGACCGCCGCCGGGTCCAGGGGCCATAATGCAGCAGGCTTTCCTCCCTGCCAGTCTATATAAGCATAAAAATTACCACTAAGCAGAAGCTGGTTCATAATCAATTCTTTAAATGTAAACGGGGTTTGCAGCGGGTTTGGGGCCGTATGCAAAAGTTTATATACCTGGTTCTCGGTGGCCGGTTCCCGCCCCTCATCCGTTTTCCGATATACCTTTAAGGGTAAGCTCGCCACTGCTCCAGATAATAAACTTACTGCTCGCAGTGCAGCTGGTACACCCAGGGCAGCGGTAGGTGTTACATTTACCCCTGAGCTGGTCAGCGGGCCTAGTATATCCCTCCAGCCCTCGGGGTCCCGCTGGGTGAAGTCCCGTTTTTCCTTTGGTTTGAATAGTCGCTGGATTACATTCACATTATCCCTCCCCTGTTTTTCGGAAAATCCCAGTTCTTTTACTACTTGGTGCTTGGGCGCATTATCAAAATGGACAGCGGTGTCTTTTTTGATTTCTTGGCTTTTTCTATCCCCGCCACTTCCCTTGGGTATTTGCTTCATGAGTTCATTTGATATGGTAATTAGGCAAATATTTGACTAATTACCTATATAGTTATTAGTCCCCTCTCTCGATATACTGATTTCTGCTCCCTGAGCATGGCCCGGCTTATAGCCAGCACCAGGGCAACAGCGCCATCTATCCGATCCTTTGACCGGCCCTTACTCGGTTTAATGTTTCCGGCTGCATCTTGCTCCAGGGTTACGTTCCCAATATTCCAGGTCAGGACCGGGTGGCCGCCATGATTTAACCTGCCGCTTAATACCCACTCCTCCAGGGTCTTACTGGGTGTCGATAAACTAGCATAGCCCATACCGGTACTAACCATGCTGGCTCCTTCTTCTCCCAGCTCAACTGCTAGCTGGAAAGCGTTCCAGCGGTCAAAGGCTATTTCCTTAATCCTGTACTGGTTGGTCAGGTCCTGTATATCCTTCTTAATCAGCCGCTGGTCCAGTACATCACCAGGCAGCAGCTTTATTTTCCCGGCTCGCGCCCAGGCTCGATAATCAACAGCATCCTGCCGTTCCCCGGTGGCTCTCGCTTCCGGTAGCCAGAAATAAGGTAGCACTGTATAATTAGGCGGGTCGTTATCATCCGGGAATACCAGCACAAAGGCCGCCAGGTCTGTAGTAGCAGACAGGTCCAGCCCGCCATAGCACTCCCTACCTTTTAGCTTTTCGGGTATTACTAGCTGCCCACAAGCTGCCCAACGGTCAGCCGGTAGCCAGGCCGTTTCTGATTGGGTCCACTGGTTAAGGTATAATCTCCTAAATGAGTTCTCCAGCGCCGGGGATTGTTTCGCCCGGTCAGCTAATGCCTTAATATCATCCAGTGACCGGAATTCACCCAGGGCAGGGTTAGCCTTTTTCCAGGTGGCCGGGTCCTGCCAGTCATCATCCGGGCCAGCTTCATACAAACAGGGCAGGAAAGCATCATCTTTAACCTGTCCCTCCTGTACTCGCTTGGCATGATCGTAAACCTCATAAAATAAGCTGGCTCTGTCATGGCCAGCGGTACTGATACATAGCAGCAGCGGCTCCTCCCGTGCTCCAAATCCGGTTTGCAGTGCTTCCCATAGCTCGCGGCCACGTTTACCTTCCCATATATGTAATTCGTCCGCTATTATCGCGGTGGGGTTCAATCCATGCGCCAGGCCGCCATCAGCAGCCAGCGCCTTTAATATGCTGCCGGTTACTGGGTCAACTATCAGCTTTTTGTACTCTATGATTCTTAACCTCTTATCAAGGGTCTTATTACCCCGTACAAAGTCCCTGCACTGGTTAAAGCATATACTGGCCTGTTCCCGGCTCCCTGCTGCCAGGTAAACCTCCCCGCCGGGCTTACCATCAGCCAGCAGGTGGTATAAGGCCAGGGCAGCAGCAAGGGCCGTTTTTCCGTTCTTTCGGGGTAGGTATAATAAAGCCTGTCGGTACTGTCTTAGTCCGTCAGGCTTAAGGGTTCCGTATAACTCTTTTATAAAGCCCTCCTGCCAGGGCATCAGCTGGAAGGGATAACCTGCCCAGGGTGCTTTACTATGTTTGAGCAGCGATATGAATTTTAGCACCCGATCCGCGCGGTTCATACTATCCCCCCACTTTTTCTTTACACATTAACTGCAGCTCCCGGTTCCGTTCCTCCAGGTTCCTTACTGATTCTATTTCCAGGGTTCGGCCATCAAATAGCAGCCGGTTAGCTGGTGTTATACCGGCCAGGTATCGTATAGTTACTTTATGGGTAGTTTCTGCCTGTATATAAGCAGCTGCTAATTTTTCATCACCCTGTAAAGGTTCCACTGCTGCCCATACCTCCGCAACCTTCGCCCATTCTTCCGTTTGATTGCCAATGTCATCCTCTATTATTGTCAGGGCATGAATTTCTACATAATGCCTTAATAGTCCGGTTCTCATATGCTCACCTTCCTGTGCGGCCAGTACATTAACCGTACTGCTCGCAGGTTCTTTTCTATGAATTCACCTTCCCGGCTCTCATATAAAAGGGCAGTATGCAACAACAGCCCGGCTAATACCGTTCCGGGCAGGGTCTCATAGTCTGCCAGCTTGCACCCCAGGAAGGTTTCTGCATAGTCCTGAGCTGCAGTCATGTAGCCAGTGATTAAGGCATCCTCTAAATTATGCTCTATCCTTAAATGTGCTTTTACAGTGGCTATATCAAATACCATTTAGCAAGTCCTCCATTTCGTCCCGGGCCGGTGGCTCGGGCAGCTCCATCCGCATACGCGGGCCAGGGGCCAGGCCAAACAGGTTAATGAGTGCGCGCAGCTCCTTCATACTATCCTTCATAATGTAATACTCGGGCCGCTGCTTCGGCTCCCCGTTAGATTGAATATAGGTGTCACCCTCCTGGGCCAATGTCTTTTGACACTGCTCATAGCGCCCCCAGGTCTGGCAGTACATGGCCAGGGTGTTTTTATCCAGCTCGGTAAGCAGCCCAGCACGATATAAAGGGCCAGCTACCCGCCGCCATTCTTTTTTAGCTTCCTTTGACAGCCAGGCCGGGCATTTCGGCAAAACTGGTTTAGCTTTGGGTGTGTTTGCCGGTGGCTGGTAAGTGCCATCAACTACTTTTAAATCAGGTAAAGGTCCCCTTGCTCCCACGATATCACCTCCCGGAATTTTAAAACCTTGACGCGCAAAATGTTGACTTCCCTCCCCGGTCCCGGGGCCAGGTCTCATACAATTTCAATACCCCTACCTTCTGCCGTGGATTTCTTCGTGACAGTTCCGGCATAACGGCTGGCAGTTATCTTCTACCAGTCTTAGGTCTGGCCGGTCGACCAGGGGCTGGATGTGATGCACTACCTCGGCCGCGCGCACATCACCGCGCATCTCCAGGCAGCGGTAGCATATCTGATTCCCCGGCTGGCTTAAAAACCAGTCCCGGAATTTCTCCCACTTGTTATCATAGCCGCGTTCCCTTGCCGTTCCACGCCGGGCATCTGTCTGTTTATCATACCTGCGCCGCGTCTGGGTCCGGTGCTCCTCGCAGTAGCCAGAGGGGTCCTTGACTATCTCAGGGCAACCAGGCCAACGGCATCCGGTTCCTGGTAGTGTAGCCATTATCTAATCACCAGGCCAATAGCCCGCTGGCTCCTGCCTTGTCTATCGTCTATCAGACAGAATTCCACTGTATGGCCTTCTCTATAATCCGCAAAGTCTGGAGGGGCTACACAAGCGCCCGCATGAAAGAATACGGTCTCCTCGCTATCATCCAAACGAATAAAGCCAAACCCCCGTTTACGACTAATATATAAAATTGTTCCAGTAAAGGTCTCCATATGTTCAACCTCCAGAAAATAAAGTTAGCTGCCCGCCCATAGGCAGACAGCTAGATATATTAAATATAAGTCAAATCCCTGTATTTGTCAAACATCGTAATAGTTAGAGTTAAAACGGGCTGCCGGTTTGGCCGGTTGTTTACGTTTGCGTCCATTACTGCTATTATGAGCATCTGGCCGTTTACGTTTAAGGTCTGCACTGTAGCAAGCTCCCCAGCCTTGGTAAGGATCGGATTCAGCTTTTCCCTCGGGCAGCCTGGTCACGGTTCCGCATACGCAGTGGTAGTTATCGGCATCCTCGCGGTACTGCATCAATTCATCGCAAAATGCACATCGTATTTTTAGGGCCATTAAACTACCTCCTGTATAACTCAACCTCTTTATAGTAGTTCGCGCATACCAACCGGGTAAGTTCCAGTGCTTCATGTTCAGTAAAGCCAGCTTCTAATAGTCCGGTGTAGGTGTCTATTGGCAAGGCCATGGGGCTATGCTTTAAACCTTGTTCGTCAAAGTCATCCACCAGGTCATCTAATCTATCCTGGTCAAATCTACTCATCTTCTCACCCCCTTTTATGTCATTTGTCAGTGTTGTCAGTGTGTCAGTGCGGGCGCGCGTATATAAATAATTACGAAAAGGGCCTAGTGTAGGTAAATATTTACATATATATATAAAAAACTATATAAAAAACCCCTTTTCTGTTATAGTTACAACACTGTCATTTTTTATTAATTTATACGCGCCCCCGCACTGACACACTGACAACACTGACACTTAATTCTCAACCGCTGGTGTTAGGGTGTTACAAGCAAGCATATAAAAACACTCCAACACTGACACACACTGACACTTAGTTCTCCATCTTAAAAATTTTAGGGTTTATAAGGTAATGCGCCCGTGATTTCCCCTCGATCTTCTCCCGCAACCAGTATTTTTTTACTAACACATCACACGCTGCCTTGGCCTGCTCCTTGGTGTTTAACATGGTCCAGTTATTCCGGTAAACATCCCTCAGCGTAAAACCGTCCTTCAGCACTCCTTCCTTTAATTTTTCACCCAGCGCCCGCGCCGCCGCCATCGGGGTATCTTCCACCAGGCCATAGATGCGCCGGGCATGGCTCTCTAAATACTCACACCACTTAATAGCCAGGGTGGTAGCTTCCGCGCTTACCGGTCCGCTTTTAAACGGATCATCAGCTACGTCTATTAAGTGGAATATTAAGGCTAGGCTGGGCATAAGGCTGCGGTACTTTGACAGGTGTTCGGCCATCAGCGGGTGAGCATTAGGAATTTTATTAATATGCAGGTCCTCATACCACTGGTAGAATAATTCCTGAGCTTCGTCTGAAAAGTTAAAATAAGGCCGGTCCCCCTCCTCGTCCTGTGCTGCGCCATAGGCTGTAAAACTCATGCCGGCCAGTTCTTCCATCACCTGGAAAGCGCGGTTCCTTGCTTCATAGTTCGGGGCTTCATCCACCATCTTCCAGACAGGCTCGTCCGGGTACACCAATAACTGATACCTCTGCATTAGTCCATCATTCTGAAGTGGATCGGCCGCCTGGTTCAAGTAAGCAGTCAGCTTCCCGGGCTGGATTCCGCCCAGAATGGAAATACATAAATTAGGCGTGTCGACGGTCCCGCGTCTTACCCGGTCACTGGTATATGAGCCAGTGCCTTCCCAGCCCTCCATAAAGAACGGTCTATCGCCCTCATGGCCGGCTTTTTCCCAGCTTACTAACATTCCCATAAGTTCATCCCTAAAAACCAGCATCCCTCGCGGATTCTCACCCAGTAATTCATGGAGCTTTTCCACGGTCACGTCATTTGTCTTATATCGTTTTCTAACCGGTAGCCGCGGGGCTTCCAGTGCCAGGTATTCAGCTTTTAGCTTTTCGATTGTTTCCTGTTTTGTTTCCGGCATCCTTCTTCTCCTTTCCCTTCGATAAAGCCGCTATCTGGGCCTTAATCGCGTCCTTTTCAGCTTTGTAAACTACCTCATCGGCTTCGTTGAATTCCAGGGCTGCATCATACTGTTTTTTGGCCTCAGCCTCCAGCCGGTCCAGGGGTTTAAGTACTTCTTTTAGTGCAGGTGTTTTGAGCATCCCAGGCCCAGCCACGATTCCGCCCCATAGGTTAGGTACTACTTCCCAATTATCATTACGCTTAGGTCTTATGCTGCATCCAGCTCCTATTAAACTGGAGGCTGATACAAGCGCACCAGCTGCCAGGAAGTCAACAGGGCACTGCATACGGTAGGCCGTATTCAACAACCACGATCGGAATGTTACCGGCATATATTCCGGGGCTAATTTCGCCACTTCCAGCAGGGCTTTTTCACCCAGGGACGGGGGGTCCGGCCAGGGCTCACCATCGTTGAAAGAGTCGGCAAAATCTTCCTCGGGTGTACTGCGGCTCTCCCCAGGTGGGTATCTACTGATAGACTTGGCTATTTGTTTTAATTCGCTATCCGGTAGCGGTGGCTCGCATCGGGTCTTATTCTCTACCTGTAAAGCCGCCAATAAAACAGGCTCACTGCAACCGGTCCGCCTGAGTTTACCGGCAAAGTGAGCTAAATAATCATTCCGCTGCCCCTCGGGGATCGGCTCACCCTCTGCTGGGTACTTCTTGCCGGTATCCCTTTGGCTATAATCCCTAATTATCGTAAATAACCAGTCTGGCATCTCGGCCAGTTCCACTTCCTCCGGATGGTGGAGCAGCTCCCACTCATAATAAGCGCCGGTATAATGTAGACTGCCTGGCGCTAATACCTGGCCGCCATTGGCACGGATGTCCAGGCCAGGGAGAAATTTTACAGCATTTTTTAATTCACTAACATTTGCCGGGCAGCTGAAGTAGATATGTCGCCCCCCGCCACCGGTAACCGCTTCCCAGGTTTCAGGTAGCGGGCCGTATTCTTCCTCCAGCTGCCGCAAGCTCTCCTCACCCTCAGGACCATCTATATCAAGGACCACTACACCAGATGCAAAACCGGTTACTATCCCTAGATTCAGATTAGGCCAACGCTTTAACCATTTATCTACCTGGTTAATGTCCTGGGTCCATTGGTTTGGCCAGTCAGGGATTAATGGATGTTTCCCTGAGGCTTTACAATCCGGCCTACCACATCCACATCTGCCTTTAATCGGCCAGGCCACCGGAATAAGAGCCAGGCCATAAGATAGTAGTTCAAGCGCCTGGTTGTGCTTAGAATTAGCTATAGTTTCAGCTACTGCCATCACTTCACCCCGCCTAACCGTTCTGCTGCTGATATTGCTGGTCAATCCACTGTTCTAACTGCCGGACTGGGACCAATAGCCGCCGTCTTACTCGAATTACTGGGATCTCCCCATTGTAGGCCATCTGCCGGGTGCAGCTCTCGCTAATCCCCAGCTTTTGGGCAGCTTCCGGGATTGATAATAATAAAGGGTTTATGTCAGTAAGTTTTTTAGTCATTGTTTTTAGCCTCCTGTCGGGTCAGTTCGTTAATTGCTTTTTCAATACGGGTTTCAATCGCGGGGTCCATCCGGTTGGGCCGTCTCAGATAACGGCTCAGTGTAAATTCACTTATTTTCATTACTTCGGCTACTTCCCACTGCCGGTAGCCAGAAGCTGAAATTTTTTCTTTTATATTCAA